TGGGGGTTGCACAACAAGCCAGAATATTAAATAATAGATTTGGACAATATTCTTTAATGCAAGCTATTAGATTAATTAGAACTGAAGGCACTAACATAGCTAACTACGCTACTATGCAAAGCGCACAATCTATATTCCCTGCATCACAATTAAAAAAAGAATGGATAGCTAGTTTCGATGATAGAACCAGAGATGCACACGCTCAGGCTGATGGACAAATAGTAATGCAATCTGACCCTTTCTTAGTGGGTGGTGAGCAATTACTTTATCCAGGTGACCCAGCAGGTAGTTCAGAAAACGTTATAAATTGTAGATGTAGTGTTGCGCCTTTTCCAGTAGAAAATGCTGAAGCTGATGGTATAATTGAAAATATTGGCTTAGGCTTAGGTGGTCAACTATCATAGCTAAAATTTAAAATTTGTATATTTACAAAAATTTTTTCTATGAATACTATATTATATAAACAAGCACCTATTGGAGAGCTTTTAGATGCTGACGAAAACGCAGGAATTATAAAAGGTTACGGATCATACTTTGGAAACAAAGATTCAGATAGTGACATCATTGTAAAAGGTGCTTACACAAAAACAATACAAGAAAACGGAGAACGTGTTAAATATTTATATCAGCACGATATGAATCAACCAATTGGTAAAATGCGTGAATTATATGAAGATGATAAAGGTCTTGTATTTGTAGCAGAAATAGCAAAAACACAATTAGGTAAAGATGTAGTAGAGTTAATGAAATCTGGGGTTATTACAGAAAACTCTGTAGGTATAATGCCAATACAAAAAGAAAATAAAGGCGACTATAGAGAAATCAAAGAAGTTAAATTATATGAAATTAGTGCTGTAACATTAGCTGCTAATGACCAAGCAAAAATATTAGATGTCAAAGGTAATGTAGATTTAGAGAAATTATCAAAGAGATATGACAATCTAAGTAAATTAATCAGAAAAGGTAACATATCAGATGAATTAGGATATGCTATTGAAGCTGAAATACTAAAACTGAAATCATTATTTGTAGAGTTCACAAAGCCGACAGAAGAAGTCACTTTGCCGAATGTTGAAGCTAAAGCAAGTGATTTGGATATATACAATTATTTAATTAATTCCTTAAAAAAATAAAAATGGAAGAAAACGTAAAAAATCAATTAGATCAGTTAAATACTGCTATTGATTCAAAAATCGAAAAAGCTAAAGACATTGCTGTTGAAGCATCTGTTGTACAAGCTGACGAAATCGTAAAAAGCCAAGTATCAGAAATGACTACTAAGTTTAACGATAGACTAGATGCTATTGAAGTATCTAACAAAAAAACATTTGAAGCTAACCAACCAAGAGATTTTAAATCTGCTTTAGGAAAAGCTTTATCAGAAGGCGCAATTGATTCATTAACTAAAGGTAACTCAAGAAGTGCATCATTTCAGATTAAAGCTGATATGACTACTGGAGCTGACTTTACAGGTGAAGTAATTCCTGCTGATAGAGTACCAGGATATTTTTACGATCCTACTAGACCAGTACACGTAAGAAGTTTAATTTCTGGTGGTTCTACTGTAAGTGATGTAATAAGATATGTAACAGAATCAGGATATGCTAACAACGCTGCACCAGCTGCTGAGGGAGCAACATTAGCACAATCTGATTTTGATATGACTGCATCAACTGCATTAGTACAAAAAATTGGTACTTACTTTAGAATATCTGAAGAAATGCTAGCTGACACGCCTCAATTAACATCTTATTTATCTGCAAGAGCGCCAGAAAAATTATTAGAAATAGAAGATTCACAACTATTATCTGGTAACGGTTCTGCTCCAAATCTAAGTGGTATCATTGGTGCTTCTGCTGATTTTGATGTATCTTCAGGAGGTGCATTCTACCAATCTGTAGAAAGTGCTAATGAATTTGATGTAATCGTTGCTGCTTTAAACCAATTAAGTCTTGCTAACTATAGCGCTGATTGTATCTTATTAAATCCAACAGATTTTCATAAGATATTATTATTAAAAGATACAACTAACAACTATATCAAGGACCAAGTATATGCTGGGTTACAACCAACGTTTATGGGTGTTAAAGTTATCTTAAATACAGCTATGGCTGCTGGGTCTTTCTTAATTGGAAACTTTGCTGCTGGTTCACAAATGTGGATTAGAGAAAACCTAAACGTAGAGTTCTTTAGAGAAGATGGAACTAACGTAAGAGATGGTTTCGTTACAGTAAGAGTATCTGAAAGAGTTGCTTTAGCTAACTATTTGCCAAATGCTTATGTAAATGGCGCATTTAGTACAGCAAAAGCTGCATTAGAAACTCCGTAATATAATAATTACACTAACTAAAAAGGGTGCTTCGGCACTCTTTTTTTTTGCCTAATCTTATCTGTAAAATAATAAAATGAAAAAAAACTTTAAAATAAAATGAAAAAATATTTTGTATTTTGATAAAAAGTATTATCTTTGTATAGAACAACAATAACAATTAAATTATATATTATGACATATTTAATATCAACAGACTACGACCCTAACGAGAAAGTATATAGAGCAACTTTTGGTGGTGATTATGATTATCAAGTTGAAGCTAAGACAAAGTTACAACTACAAAAAAAAATACAAATAGAAATTAATAGCTAAAAAAATGGATATAGTAAAAAAATTATTTCCCAATAGTTACAAAATAAACAAAGTTGACGGTTGGTTGCAAACAACAATAGTAGATGCTGAATTTGATTTAATATCAATCAAACAAAATGAAGTTGGCGTTACTATAGACACAAAAGATTACACATATTTAGAATTATCAAGAGAAAATTTAGAATATTTATTAAAATTTAACGACTTATGCAATCAATAATTAAATTTATCAAAAAAGACAAAGACAATTGGAAATGGCTATTAGGTTTTTATGCTATAGCTACAGTATTAACTTTACTTTTAACAATACAAATATAATGGATGCTAGAGATTACTTAGATACGTTATTAGACCCTTACAATCAATTTGAACACGAATGTCCTGTATGTGGTAGACCGCAAAATTTTAAAAGTCCTTGTAGCTCTGTTTGTGAAGAGGCTGAAATGATATGAATAAAAAACAAATTAATTTTTGGCTTAGTGCTTTACTAATATTTTTTACAATAAGGCAAGCTTTATTATATTATGATGTTTTAGGTGCATTATTTTTCTTAATTTTAACTCTAGCTATTTTAAATAATAGAAATATATAGTTTTTTGTTAGTCTGAAAAAGCCAGCTATTTTAATCGATAGTTGGTTTTTTTGTATATTAGAGTGTGGATAACAATACTCGTGGATGTTACGCAGAATACAAATTTGCAACAATGGCTATGGAATGCAATATGCGTGTATCAATGCCTCTTCTAGATTCATCGCCTTATGACTGTATTGTTGAACTTCCTAATGGCAAACTAAAAAAAATACAAATAAAATCTACAGCAAAGGGTGAACACCCTAAAGGCATACATATTACATTAAGATATTCTAATATTAGTTACACAGTTGAGGAAGTTGATTATTTTGCTGTATGGATAGAAATAAGAAAAGGATTTTATATAATTAAAAACAATGGCAAAATGTCTGCATTTAGAATATCTAAGAATGGTAAATATTCAAAAAATTTTAATAACTTTGCTAAAATTGTTTAATTTTATTGTTTTCATTGTCTAAAAGGTGCTACAAATTTATTGTGGCACTTTTTTTTTATCTTTACAAAAAATAATATTATGAAACTAAAAGTATTAATGCCTTTAAATCACAAAGGCAAAGTTTATCAAAATGGTGATTCAATAGACGTACCTGTTGAGAAAGTAGCAATATTTATTAATAAGGGGTGGGCAGCTAAATTCGAAAAGAAAGAAGCTAAACCAAAAAAAGTAACAAAAGAATTAAAAAAAGATTCTATAGAAACTAAAAGCGATGCGACAAATAAAGATTAATTCTGTAACAGGTAGTGAAATTATAACAACATCTGATGTTAAAGACTATGTAAGAATAGACACAAGTGCTGATGATAGTATTATATCAAGAATGATAGTACAAGCTAGAATTTGGTGTGAAAATTATATATCAAAAGATATAGTAGCTAAAACTAGATCGTATTACATACCAGAAACTAATTCAGGTATATTTGACTTACCTTTTGCGCCTGTTGCTAGTATTCAATCAATCACTATAGATGGCACAACAGCTTCTTATGAAATTTTAGGTTTAGATAACGAAACTATTGAGTTAGATGCTGGTCCTGCTAGTAAAGTTAAAATAGATTATACTACTTCAGGATTATCAGACGATTTATTAAAACAAGCTATGCTACAATTAGTATCTACTTATTATGACAACAGGTCTGATTTTGTAACTGATACAAAAGGTGATATTGATGAAGTTCCTAGCTCTACAAAAAACATTTTAAACTCATATAAAACAATGTTTTTATAATGGATGCTGGTAAACTAAATCAAAGAATAACTATAAAAAGGTTAACTAAATCTAGTGATGGGTTTGGTGGCTTTAATTCTACATTGTCTGATGTTAAAACTTTGTGGTGTTCTTTAAAAGAAACAAGTGGAGAAGTTAAAGATGAATTTGGTAAACGTGAAAGGTATGTAGAAGTAGAATTATTGGTGAGAAAAAAAACTGCTGATGATATAACTATAGGTGACATATTTATAGCAGAAGGTAATTCAGATGAATTTAGAATTAACAATATGTATCAATCTAAATTAGATTTTTATGTAGAAATTAAAGCTACAAAAATTGATTAATGAGAGCTAGTATAAAAATAAATCAAAGTGATTTAAATCAACTAAATAAAAAATTAAATTTTTTTAAAGATTTTGATAAAAAAGTTTTATCAAGTGAGTTGGGTCGAACTGCTTTAGATATTTCAAGACTAGCAAAAAGAACTGTGCCTGTAGATACAGGTGGATTAAGAAACTCAATAACAGCAGAAATACAAGGCAAAACTGTTTCTGTTGTAGTAAATAAAGATTATGCGCCTTATATAGAATTTGGCACTGGTAGTATGGTTAAAATAGATGATATGATATCACTAGGCATTCCGCCAAGTTATGCAATGCAGTTTAAAGGTAAAGGATTACGTGAAGTAAACTTACCAGCAAGACCATTCTTATTTAGTAGCGCAAGAATAGAATACAACAAATTATTAAATAGGTTAAATAATAGAATAAAAAAAATTAGATAATGTTAGAAGCAATACATTACGTGAGAAAGGCTATAATAGCTAAATTAACGAACAACGTTACTATAGACAACACTACTATCCAAATATACAATAGAGTGCCTAATAACGCTTCTTATCCATTTATACGTGTATATTCTGTATCTAATAATGAAGTAGACCAAAATCAAACACAATACAATTTTGAGACAATAACAAGAATAGAATGTGTGACTAGATTTGTATCAGATGATGGTGGCGAACTAGATGTTAATTTAATGATGTCACAAGTTTTGCAACAAGTGAGAACAAGACCAAACAATTATATTGATTTAAGTACAGATGGTTTTAATGTATATACTAGTGTTAACGCTGGTATTACGTATTTGACTGACGACCTTAGCGATCATACATATTACAGAGCAATATTAGAATTATCTAACAAAATAACACAAAATTAAAAATGCTACAAGACTATAAAACTTTATATATAAATATGGGTAGTTTAGGACTATCGTTAACAGACATTGACATAATATTAAAAATTGTGCTTTTACTCATCACAATTTTTTACACCTTGCAAAAATGGTATTTAATGAATAAAAGAAAAAATGACTAGAAATTTTACTAAAGAAGAATTTGATTGTAACTGCGATTGTGGTAGTTGTGATATGCCTATAAATGTTTATCACAATATAGTCAAAGTTGCAAATCAATTACAAGTATTAAGAGATGAGTTAAAAAAGCCTATACACATAAATTCTGGATGGCGACCAGAGGAATATAATAATTCAATTAAAGGCTCATCAAAAAAATCACAGCACATATTAGGCAAAGCCGCAGATATATCTATCAAAGGATTATCTTCTTTAGAAGTATATAAGACAATAGAAAGACTTATAGAAAATGGAGATATTTTACAGGGTGGTTTGGGCTTATATGATAATTTCGTACACTACGATATTAGAGGCACAAGAGCTAGGTGGGACTATCAAAAAAAATTATAATGGCAAAGAAATTTAAAGACACAAAAATCGGTAAATTTTTATCAAAAAATGGGTCTAGTATTGTAGATTCTTTGGGTGATGTATTGCCTAATAATGGTGTACTTGGATTAGTCAAAAATCTTATTGATAAAGATGTTAAAATGCCAATAGAAGATAAAGAAAAAGCAATGAAATTACTAGAAATGGAAATGATTGAAATGAAAGAGATAAGTAATAGATGGGCATCGGATATGTCTACATCTGGCACTTTTTTATCTAAAAATGTACGACCTATAACACTTATGTTTTTTTCTGTAAGTTATGTTATTGGATGGTATTTAGATTATTCACTTGACTCTATTACAGGCTTACTTTCATTAATTGTAGGTTCATATTTTGGTAGTCGTGGATTAGAAAAAATAATGGGCAATAACAAGCACAAATAATGGCAAAAAATCAGTCTCAATTTATTAAATTAGATAGACCAAAAAAAAAGAGAAAAGGGGTTCATTCAAAGTGTAAATCTTCAAATCATAAAGGTTCAAAGAATTACAAAAAAAAATATAAAGGACAAGGCAAAAACTAGATATGGCTACATTATTTGGAACTAAAATACAAGACACTTATGACGGACTTTTAAAAGTAACCGATAACATAGGTATTACTGGTACTAAAAAATTTATTACTGATGGTCTAGGAGTCAATTCTAGTGTCAAAATATCTAGTTTAGATTTTGAAGTTGCCAACTTTTTTTTTATAGATGTCCTAAGTGGTCAAGACCCATCTAATTATAAAGTAGGTATAAACACATCATCGCCAACACAAATGTTACACGTTGTTGGTAATATGCGTTTAACAGGTGCTTTCTACGACTCTAATAACGCTACAGGTACATCAGGACAAATATTAAGTTCAACTGCGTCTGGTACTGATTGGGTAGATATAACTGCAATACAAACATTAAGTGGTTCTGGTACAACAAATTATTTAACTAAATGGACTAATACTAGTGTTCTTGGTAATAGTATATTATATGAAACTAGCTCAAAAATAGGAATAGGTACAATAACACCTAGTGAAAAATTACACGTTGATGGCAATTTAGCTTTACAAGGGCAAATAAACTTAATGGTAGTAAATGAAATATATGGTATTATAAAACCAGAGTTTGCTAAAATTAATTATTATTTAGATGATGGCGCTACTACTACAGGCACACCTACTATAACAATGTCTGGTGATGGTCATTCAAGATTAGGTATTGGAGTTGCTAGTCCAGATGAAGCATTACACGTAGTTGGTGATGCACTTATAACAGGCGATTCACACGCTGATGCCTTTAAACCAGCAGTGACAGCTAATCCTATAAAATTTAAAAACTTTGCCAGTACCGAATTAATGCGTATTACTGACACTGGTTTAGTTGGTATTGCTAATAACAGTCCATCTTATACATTAGATGTAACAGGTACAGCTAGAGTTTCTGGCGACACATATTTTGTAACACAAGCTAATAGTGATGATAGCAATAAAGTTGCTACAACAGCTTATGTTAAAAACTTAATAGAAGAAATACCAGCAGGTTTAATTTTTCAAGGTACTTGGAATGCAAGTACTAACACACCAACATTAACAAGTGGCTCAGGTACAACAGGGCATTTCTACATAGTATCAACTGATGGCTCTACTAACTTAGATGGCATAACAGATTGGAAGGTAGGCGATTGGGCAGTATTTGTAGAGCAAGGAGTAACAGATCAATGGGAAAAAATAGATAATTCATCTGTGTTAGATGGCTCTGGTACAGGGCAAAAAGTAACACTTTGGTCAGGCTCTGGTACATCAAACACATTAACAGATGCGCCAATAACTGTTGATGGTAATGATGTTAAAATCACTTCATCAGGAGATACAAACTTAATATTACAATCAGCAAGTCCTGGTTCAACAAGTCTAGATTTCTATGAAGGTACAGCTGAAAAAGCACACGTAACTTTTGATACTGTTAATAATGTTTTGACAATGGGTAGAGCCTCTGGTGGTTTATCTATAGACAATTCAGGAAACACAACTTTTGCAGGTGATATTAGTGCATCAAATGCAAACATTACAACCGCATTGGATGTAGGCTCATTTATTTATGTTGGAGGTAATAATTCAATATTTGCTGAAAACAATTTAAGATTTAAAAGTGGAGGGGCAGCGTATATTGACCATAATACAGTATCACAATCTATAAAATTTAGATTATCAAATAGCTCATCTTTAGATGTAACTCCGCTTGAAGTTACTCCTTCTTATTTATCATCAACTGTAGATATGTATTTTGGAGATAATGACAAAATAAGGCTAGGGGCTAGCTCAGACCTTCAAATATATCACGATGGAAGTATTTCAAAAATTATTGAAGCAGGTTCAACAGAATTACAAATAAGTTCTGGAGGGTCTAATTTATATTTACAAGCTGTTACTGGAGAAAATGCAATAAAATTAATACCCAATAACTCTGTTGAATTATATTATAACGGTTCTAAAAAGTTTGAAACCACAAACACAGGTGTTACTGTAACAGGTCAAATAACAACAACAGGAACATCTCCATCGATTATATTCAATGAAACTGATGTTACAGCTAACTGGAGAAATAGAGTTAGTAGTGGTTCTTATAGAGTTCAATATGCTTCTGACGGTAGTACGTTTTCAGATTATTTTGTTTTAGGAGCAAGTGCCAATACTGTCGTAAAAGATACAACTTTTACAGGAACAGTAACTGTTAATACTGCAAACAGTAATATTCTTACTTTAAATAGAACTACAAGTGCAGGTGGATATATGAGATTCCAAAATGATGGAACAGATAAATTTTATAT